GTATCCGCCCCGATCTCCTGTCTATCATAAACAGCACCACGCAGTCGTCCATCGGGTGTCATATCTAAACCCTGTTGTCTGACGGGTGCTCCTCCCGCAAATGTCGCTCCTGTTCCGATATTAGGCGGGGCGGTTTCGGGCGGGACTAACAAAATATCGCCTGTTACTTTTGCCTTCCTACCTCTACTCGCCTTCTTGATATTCGGAGATGGTGTCAGCGGGTCATAACTCTCCTGCGGCATAGGTTGTGACAAAGGTTCAGTAACAGACCCCGCCACATCTGATAAACGAGTCTGCTCTAACGGAGTAGCTGGAAAAGATGCTGCTTTCCTCGTCTGTCGCTCTCTCCTGATTTCCTCAACAGTTGTTCCTAAACGCTGTGCTAAAATGGCATCGGACGGTCTTCCTTTCCTGTTCGCTTCTTGTTCCTCTATCACTAAATCAATGACTTTCGCCTGACGGGACTGTTCCCTCATAATCTGGAACTGATCGGGTGTCTGTATCGGAGTAGCGGGAGGCGGCGGTCTTGATGCTAATGCTGCTAATAGATTACTACTGCCTCCCGCACCACCCAACGGAATATCTCGGTTCGCTCCCGTAGGTAGGCGGGGCAGTTCCGTAATCTGCGTAATCGTCTTCTTCCTTCCGCCTCTCCTCTTCGGTGCGGTCTTCTTCGGTTTCTTCGTCTTCTTCTCCTTCGGCGGCATTATATATATAATACTATATATATAATTATTCAATCACGGTCTAATTTCAGTTCGTCAAAGTTCTTGTAAAATGTGTTCGTTCTGGCGTTATACATCAGAAAGTTATACGGTTTATCATATACATAATCAAATAGAGTTTTCGTATCTGCTCGGTTCAGTCCGAATACTTCCTCGCCGAAATTGTCCGTTTCTATCATTGATTTTGGCTTGAATAGAATGACTACATCTAAAAGACTTCGTAAAGTTTTTGCGAGTGCTTTTTGGTTGAGTGCCGAAATTACGATATTCAATTTCATATGCCTGTGCTTGTTGATGAGTTTCCTCAACATATACTCGGTCTGTTTCAATTTCAGTTGCTCTGAAAAATCATCAATTACCAATATGCTGTTTCCACCATCTGCTTTCGTTTCAACTGCCGTATCTATTATGGTCTTGAATGTTTCGGGCGATAGGTCGTGATATACTCTTGGATGACCCTTGAAAATATGGTCTTCCTCACTCGTAAAGACTTCCTCTGGTGTCGCATACATTACCGTATCAAAAACTTTTCTGTATATACGGTTCGCTCCTTTCGCCTTGAATAGATTACTAATGAATGTTGATTTTCCCGTGCCTTGTCCGCCGCTTATGAAAATGACACTGTTCTTATTCGGAAACGGAGGCGGAACTCCTAAACTATCATCTATATTTTGCCTTGTCGGTTTTATAGTGAGATTGCTCTCGGCGACCTTTTCTATTTTCATTTTGCTTATCTATATTATCGGTATATAATTATTTCTTTATCAGATGTGTTTTATCTACTTGAAATGCCTTGGAGGACGGGTCTAATGCCGCATAAACTCTTGCGAACGCCCATTGTTCGGGCGATCGGACTTGTGGTCGGACACTTTCTGGATTAGTTTTGTATGCTCCGATACCCTTATCAAATATGGTCTGTAATCCCGACAATTTGTATCCTGTGATTTTCGCTATATCTTTCAGCGAATGTGCTTCGTCCTTCGGAAACCCATACTTTTTGTTGAACCGTTGTTTATAGGTATATACCATTTATAATAGGTCTATATATTTACTTACTCATAGAAACACTTCCATCCATCATATTGTAAGACACCACAATGTCGTATAGGGCGAATGAATCTAGAATAGCCACAACCGAGTTGGCGTAGTGTGTCAGATTGAGATAAACATTGGAAGAGTTCAAATCACGACCCGAGATGAGAGCCGACCCCGCACTGTCCTGCGACTCAAAATTGAGTCCGAGCATAAACGACGCTTGGAAGTCAGTCCCCGTCACATCCTGATACTCCGACTTCTGAAAACCCGCCTCAAACTGAACGCTGTTAGACGCTCCGAACACTTTCATCACCTCCGACAACGCCTCACCTGCGAAAATGCTGGACGCACCCGCAGCGACTAAAACGGGGACGCTAGGCACATTCGCCCCATCAACCTGAAAGAAATACTCCTTTATCTGCGGAAGAACTCTCGCTCCCGTTGTATTTTGGAGATTTGGAGAGGAGATATTCGTAGATAACCTCGCACCACAAAGAAGTGCCTTGACGGACGAAAAACGGGCGGGAATGAGGATGTTGTTACTCGTCGCCGCTTGGAGAGTCGCCTGATAATTATTCACCGCCGTCCCGTGCTGTTTCAGAATACCTCCGCCCTGTGCGACGAGTGCGGACATCGTGCCGCTGTCAAAATCCATAACCTCCAACTGTAAAGCGATATTGGAGAGTTTATATTTCGTGTCGGCGGCGGTATAATTGGTTTCGTTATCCAATGTTAGGGCTACATTCGTCGGGGCGAGTGTGAGTTTCACACGAATACCATCAACCATCGGCATAAACTGCTCCGCTCCCGATCCGAGAACCGCCGAATACAAGGTCAAAGCACACCTGATAGGAACTCCATCAGTTTCGGAGGTCGCTGAATTGATTGCCGCACCCGTCTTGAAGGAAGAAGCACCAAGCAAAATCTGCCCTGTGGTCGCCGCCCTTTCCTTCGGCTGAAGGTCTTCCACCATCGCCGCATACACATTGTAATTCAGCAGATTTTCTATCTGCTGGTTTTGGATAACGACCTCCATCGCCTGAACGACGGACGAACCCGATCCGTTAGAAAGACGGGCGACGGGGTCGGTTACATGCTTGGTATTAGCGAGGACATTGAAAACCAACTGCGTCGCCGTAGTCTGGATGAAAGAATTGCGGGACGACGGGATAGAAAAGAAAACATCGGAAGTGGAGGACGACGAGATGTAAGTAGAGAGATTGTCGGGTTGGACGCTAATTCTGCGTGAGCGTCCGGGCTGAACGCCCTTGAACTCGGTCAAATCAATTTCACGAGAGATGACGGGGATTGTAGAAGCCATTATATAATCTAGTAAGAGATAAAAATATTTTCATAATGGCGTAAGACCGAAACAAAACTTGGTTATATCTAGATTGTTTTGTTTCAACGCCATCATTATGTTTATTCGTTCTTCCAATTTCCTAATTCGTTCCTCCATTTTGGCGATGGTATCTTTTGTTTTCGCCTCATATGCTAAACGGGATTCTTCTTCGGCGGGTTCATCAAATCGGGATGCTACTTCGTCTAAACGGTAATTATCCATTATATACTAATAATAGATAATCTAATACGGGACTTCTTCTATTTCCGTTATTTCCAAAACCAATAATAGTCCGACATCTCCCGATGCGTAGGCATCTGTTCCCACATGCCTATACCCAACAATAAACGGACTGGTGCTGATTTCATCAATAATAAACTCGGGTGCTAAATACTGCGTCTGTCCCGATGTCGCCGTCTGTGCCGCCCCGCCGAAAAACAACGGCTGAACTACGCCTAAACAAAACTCATTGCTTTTCACTCCCGATCCGCCCGATACTATCTCATCGCTATATGTGCTTGTTCCATTTGTCAAATCCTGTGCGAAATATGCGTGAGGAGTATTACTGACTGACGCTGCCCTGAAGTCGCTAATCTGAACTACACGCACTCGGAACTTGTTCTTCTGGTTCTGCTTATACACACGGTAAAAGGCGAATGAGAACTCACTATCATCCGTTGTCCCGTGAAATGTTTGCTGGTATTTGGCTACTTCTCGGATAGGCATTATATGATATAACTATATATTATTATACTCCGAATGCTCCTTTTACGCCTTTTCGGAGTAGGTCGCCTTGTGGAACTAAACCACTGCCTATATCTAATACTCCTGACGCTACCATCTTACCTTTTTCTAATGACGGGCGATTGGATAACTGTTTCGCCTGTCCTGCGACCTTGATGATTTTCCTGCCCGTGTGGATACCCTTTTCCGCCGCACCCGCTGCCGCTCCGATACCTAATGCGATCGGGGCGAACTCCGCACCAACACCTGATGCTAAAAGAACGGGTGCGGCATACTGTGCTACGGTCTTGATACCTCCCGCAATCTTTTCGGCGACGGGTAAAACCTTATGAACTATCGTGTCGCCAAATCTCCGAAATCCACGCTCTATATTCTTCGGTGAAAATGCTCGTTTTAGATTACCTCCAAACTTTTCAAACTGGCGTAGAATACCCATTATATATCATAACCTTACATTATTATTTTTTAGACATTGGTTCTTGTTGGAGTGCCAAATCCGCTTCCATTTGCTGTGCTATCAAATTGCGTCGCATCGTGCGGAACTCATTCGGTAGTTCTGTTGCTAACTCTTTCTCTGAATAGTCGCAACGGATAACTATAAACCAATTCGGATTTCCTTCTAATACCAACGGCGAGTAATCATCGTTGAGTAGTCGGATGCGGAAGTAGGTCAGTTCTCGGTTCGCTATTTGTGTATAGAACGGCGTGGCGTTGAAATACTGTAAAATACGCAACGGAGGACAAGTGATCGGTAACCGTGCTAATGTCGCACCCGTCCTACCTGAATTATCTCGGTTCGCTGTCGTGATGTTCTCCACTTGAATTATTATGCCCGTAGTTGATGTGAGATTCACAACATTCGTGAATATGTGCGGGTTAGAATATGTCCCACTGACGAACCCTAAAATGCTGGACGCACTTCCTGAAATGACAACGGGAGCGGTCGGAGTAATCGTCACGGTTATTCGGTTCGTGATGCTACTATATACGAATTGGATTGTCGCATTGACGGTATTGAGGTAGGTAATCATCTGTGTAATCGTGTAGTTTCCCGCTGGTATAGTATAAGACTGTGCGTTGATTGTCATCTCATTATTCTTGCTGTTTATCATATTGATGCTGACGGGTATAGATGCCTGTTCCAATCCTAAAATTAGATGACTTTTATCATACGATGGTAACAGTATCGGGTCAAAATAAAAGGTTATGTCGGTGTTGATTGTGGAACTATTCACCACCTGATTTGTTCCTGTGGAGGACAAGAATATTTTAGATGACGATCGGGTATTGGAATGGTTCATATATCATATACTTATATTTTCTAATATGCCCTCCGAATATATTGCCTCGGTTCATAAACTTGGACGGGTGCGGGTGCGGGTGCGGGTGGCTCGGTCTTGCGTCGTGGAGGGCGACGAATAACTATAACGGGTGCGGGTGGCGAACCATCGCTACCATCGCTGTCATCATCACTATCCTGAAATTGGATTACCGTCGGTGGCGGGGCGGCGGGTTTCTTCTTCGGTGCTGCCTTCTTCTTCGGAGCGGGTTCTACAAACTCGGGAACGGGGTTTCGGACTAACACGGGCGGCGGCGGGGCGACAATCGCCTTCGCCTTATCCAATGCGTTCGTCTTCGTCTTACGCTTTTCACGGGCGGCTGACAGTGCCGCCAACTGCTTCTCGGTTACCTTACGCTTCGGCTTCTCAATAGCGTTCGGCATCTCGTCGGGTATTTCGGTAAGAGTATCCTCAAAATCCATTATCTATATATTCTATATGTAGATAATTTTATCCTAAACATCTGATACTATTCATATCTGGGTTTATCTCATCCATCCAAAACTGTTCTCTCGCTAATCTCGTCAGTCGGTTATCCGTTTCAATCGTTTCTAAAACCTCTATCTCCCAATCAAACCATCCTCCACTCTCAAATACCTTTTTGTATATC